AAATCTTCTGAATTCTTTACTACTACACTTGATGTCACTACTGTAGCTGTATTACCAGCATAAGCAGATAGAACGCGGTTGTTTGCAATGAATGAAAGCAGAGATGAACCGCTTGTAGTAGCTGCTTTCGAGATAGTGATCGAGCTGTTAGTTACTGCTGTTACAAAGGTGTTATCAGCAATGCCGTCACCTTGTACGAGAACACCGGCAGTAAGACCAAGAGCATTACCGTTGGCAGCAAGCGATACGTCACTGTCAAGAGTAATAGACGAGCTATTAGCAAAACCTGATGTGGTTCCTGCACGCGACACATACAGTGCGTTTCCGTATGAAAGGAAGTTGGCTGCTGTGAAGAACGTTTCGTAGTTATCCGAGTTCGGCTTACCAAAACGATTTGTGAGTGTATTTTCTGAATCTACAAGAACAAACTTTCCTACTGGTCCCCAACGAAATACTCCGCCGAAACCGCCGACCGTAGTCGCAAGTGCCGGAACAGATGTTGTAAGATCAATTTCAGAAACGTTAATTCCCGGGCTGACTTGAAACGCCATTGTTATCTCCCTTTAAAGGTTAGTCATATAAGTTGCATTTGCTTTATTTATAACTTCAAAAAATTAGGAGATCTGTTAACAAAGGCTTTCGGCAAGCGGATGTTCAGTCGTTCCCTAGCAGAATCTAGATTTTCAGATAGTAGTTCATCATAATTTTCGGCTAATAGAAACTTAGCTCTTTTGCCATTTCGATATGCTTCATACACCATTCGAAGTAAAACGAAAGATGCCAAAGGACGTCTTATTAAAAGTGTGAATAAGATACTTAAACTAATTACTAACCATGCAAGCGAGCGTGTTTGTGCATAAGAAAACATTATCATGCACATTTCTCCTTCTGCGGTTGTAGGATAATCTGTTAAAATGTGCCATATGTCATGAGTATCACGATATCTTCTCGCCATCCAACTGTAAGGATGTTTAGCTTCAATCCATTGATCAGCAGTATTTTTTCTACTCATTGCTACAATAGCTAATCGATGATGTTGAAAACAATCAGCTGCGGCCTTACCAACAGATTTTTCAGGTCTATCCACAAGACCAGGCAAATATTCTGATATTTCTTCAGACTTATATGCCATCTCTCCACCCGTCCGAGTTTCGAGCATCTTTTTATACGTATATTTTAAAGAAGGTCCACTGCCATGACGCACTACTTGTAAAATAAAAATTAAAGCTTTCCCAGGATTATTCAGCGCATACTTCATGGGTTTAATTAATTTTCTGAGATTAAGTCCGTATTCATCTTTCATATCAAAAGTTTCCTTCAAAGAATCCCATCTTCTTGGCAACCCAAAAGTCGTCTTTTGGTCCACCGTCGAAGAGTGGTTCGTTCACTTCTTCATCATGAATGTCATCACCCGTGCTCATCAGTCCGAATGGAAGCATCTGCTGCTCGAGCATCTTCTCATTCTGTTCATAAATCTGCATACGAATGTCGACGTTGGTAATCTCTTTCAGATATGGCTGAGTAGTCAACCAAGCAAAGAGAACACAACACATAGCCATATCATCGTTACCGTCTTCTGCTTCGTATGACTGGTTGCCTTTTAAACTATTCTTGAGTGAGAAGCGAGTCAGCTCATAGATGGTATCATAATCATAGATCAAGAACTTATCAGATTCTACGAGAGTCTTGAGCGTGGCACAACCAACTCTTTTGACTTGCTTCGTAGTCTTGACACCATAGTGAGTGGTAGTAGCAAAACCTCCTGACAGACTTTGGCCCGTTCTGCCGTTATTTGCAGTTACGAGAACACCGTCATACTCAAGATCATAGTGTAAGATGTCGGCCACTTGCTGACCAATATCGTTCGTCTCAACAAGAACAAGAGCATCGTTATATTTGATAGCCGCATTATAAATGATGTTCGGATAGATCATCGGCGATATCAAGTTATTTCGATATGCGGCCACCTGTCGATAAGGCATCGTCGATACGTTGACAATAATAAAAGCAGAATAATCGGCTCCTGCTCCTCGAGATGTATCAACTACGATAGCATAGATTGTATCTGGTTCTGGTTCTTCATAGATCTTGAGTCCGCCGTCTGCTTGTGCAATCGGATGTTTATAGACCATGTTACGAAGTTTGGTAGGATGGATCAGAGTGTTCGAAGATCCAAGGAACTCGCACTCATATTCTTGTCTGAACTGTTCTTCAGACGTGTTGCTGATCGTCTGTTCTTTCCATGCTTCGTCACGGCCAGGAATCTGTGACCAGTGAACGTCGACACGAGCATAAGCATTTCTACCTTCTTCAGACTCTGTCCAAATGCGGTAAAACATGTTCATACCGTTCGGTGTCGAAGTCACGAGAACCTTCGAACTTTGGCCGGATGAAATGGTAGGATAAACCGAAGCGAAGAACTCGTCTTGGATGTTGGTCGGAACGAAGGCAAACTCGTCGAGGTAAACCATGTTCTGAGAAGTACCACGAATAGCAGATGATGAGGTAGCCGAAGCAAGGATTTCAGATCCATTCTCAAGCTTAATGTTACCCTTATTCCATTCGGTAACACCCATTTGAAGCCACTTCGGAAGATGCTCAAACATCAACTGAATACGGCCAAGAATCTCTCGAGCCTGTCTGTCTTTGTTGGCCAGAATAGCGATCGAGTATTCTTCGTTGAATACGATCTTCCAAAGCAAGTAAGCGGCAACAGTAGTCGTCTTACCAACCTGACGAGGCATCTTACAGATTACGAAGCGATTTTCTTCGAATGCAAGGATCATTTCCTTCTGGAATTCCCAGAGCGGGAACATGATCAGACCCTTATCGATGTTCACGATCTTACAGTAAGTTAAGATAAAGTAGATCGGATCCTCAGAGCACTTAATGTACTCTGCGACTTGCTCGGGAGTATACTCGACCTTTGTATCTGCTCTCTTGAGCCTCGGATTCCCGAGATAGTTTTCACTCGCCATCTTTGTGCTGCTTCAGATATTTCTGTAACTCGGCAGTCGAACCTACGAAAAGATTGTTTGTGACTTGCTGAGGAGAAGCAGAAGGATCATCTTCCATGATCTTCTTCTTTTTGGCCTGAAGATCAACTAAGTCCTTGCTTGCTGCCACCATCGTATTCATCATGGTTGCCAAGACTTCATATGCTCGAGGATGCTGACTTTGTTTGGCCACATCCATCAAATCAAAGAGTGCTTCTTGACCTTTATTGATGACTTCCATCATGTTCTCGCGAGCATACTCGAAGTCGGCTGAGACTTGCGTACTCATCTTCTTTTCGATCACAGTCGGTAAGTTATCGCCAGAGGCGATGTTTAAAAATTTATCAAGTTCATTGCTCATTAGATATTCTCAGTAATTGTATTAATAAAGCCATAGTCATCTGTACTTATAATTTCATCGTACGGAATACTTGCCGCGGTGTTGCTAGTAGCCGTTCCATTCGCCGTTAATCCTGGGCGAGATGCGACTACGATTGTATTCGATGTATTTGTTGTGTTACCTGTCGTAACATCTTCAGGAAGTCTGAACGTTGTTTCTGCGAGTTTAATTAGTTTTGATTTCTTCGTAGGACCATATAACCAGCCCTTCATTGTAAAGCTGAGTGTCCAAATCAACGCTCTTCTTTGTTCGAAGCTGCCTTCGTATTGATCTTGAGAAGTAATACTATTCAGAATGATAGGAATATCACGTGCACTGTCTATCTCAGGAACAAGATTGACACTGACTGTAAAGTCAGGAGTAAAGTAAGGCACGATTTGTTCTACGATGCGTGTGCCATCTTCTGCGTTCTTAACTAAGATGTTCATCTCGAATTGCATGTCATATGGAACAGGCATATACTGATACTTGACTTCGTCGTCTGTGCCTGCAGTGGCAGATTGCTTTGTCAGCTTGTTGAGAGTATTCAGCTTACGAGTAGGATCATATTCTAAGGACGTCATCTCGAATGAGATACGAGGTAAAACAATACCAACTTGATTTAACATTTCTGGATTTTGCTCGAGTCTTGCTAGAACCTTATCCTTTGGACCATAAGTCAGAGGAACTTTCAGAGTCTGTCTTATTTCTTCGTTGTTATCCAGGCGATTGATATAGATGTCGTTGAACACCGTACCAAATACGATGATATACTTTCTTAAGCTATCATGATTCCATGTTCTTCCAAACATTATACGTTACCTTCACTAAAAGGATCTATCTGCGTCCAGTCGAGAATACTGTCGCCTTCGACTTCGAACTCGGTATTGTCTTCGAATGGATCACCAGCTTGTGTTTCGAAACTATAACCGCTTTGAATAATAGGAGTTCCATCTTGAGTGATAAGAATGAGTCCGTCAGAAGTGGTAATGTTGTATAGATCGAGGCTAAGGCTGAGATCTCTCTCGATGTTATCAATGGCAGCAATTCCAGTATTCAGTTGCTCTCCGCTATATTCGAACATTTCACAGACAAGATCATACATCTGAATCGATCCCATCTGATAAAAGACAGGAGTCTTATTGACATACTTGACATACATCAGACGGTCGGCCATCGGAAGATAGATAAGATCACCTTCTTGAGGACGATCGATCATCTCAACATTTCCGATCTCGTCCATAAAGTTACGAACAGATACTGTAAACGTTACTTGATCTCTGATTTCAAGTCCGAATTTCGATAAGAATTGACCGTCACCTTCATAGCTCTCATAGCTACGAATATACATGTCAATTAAATAATTATTGTTGTACTGTGATAATGAATCTTCTTCGTATACATCATCTTTTGCAATCAGCGTTCGAGGACAATAATATACGTCGTGACCATACATCTTAATAGACTCGAGAACCAGATCTTCAATTAAGACCTGCTCTTGGCTATTTGTAAAGTTGTTGAAATAGAAATTGGTCGACATGTATTATCCAATCATATC